TGGTTCTCCAACCACATCATCTGTTACGGGTTTAACTACAGGTAACTATTTTTGTACCGTTACTGATTCACAAGGATGTTCGATAACAAAAACAACGACAGTATTAAATGCTGACCCGATAGGTTTAATAACGTATACATTAGTTTCACCAACATGTACAGGTTCAACAGGTTCAATTACTTATTACATATCAGGTGGAACAGGACCTTATTTTTATTTATTAAGTAATGGGGATTCGTTAGTTAGTTATGACCAATTTTTAACTTTTAGTGGTTTATCTGCTGGTAATTATACATTAGAAGTTACTGATGTTGCTTTATGTACCGCAACATTTAATGTTGTATTACAAACACCAAATACTTTCTTTGTTGTCTCTGAGTCAATAACTGATTCGAGTTGTAATAATAATTCAGGTGTTTATAGTATTCAGTTACAAGGGGGTACAACACCTTACACTTATAATTTTACAAACAATAGTGGCTATACATTAATTAATTATGTTAATATACCAAACCAATCATTTGGTAATTTAGCTTCAGGTAATTATACCGTAACGATAAATGATGCAACATCGGCTTGTACATACACTAAAAACTTCTCAATCAATACAAGTTTATCATTTGGAGTTTCAATAAGTGCAACAACAACAAATTGTAGTTTCAATGGTGGTAGTATCTATTTAGAAGTTACACCCGTTGTGACGGGATTAACTTATACCTATAGTTTATCTAATGGTGTAACATCAATACAAACTATATCAACGGCATATACGTTTTCTAATCTAACTGCCGGGGTTTACGATTTAATTGTTACTGACTCAAACTACTGTAGCCAAAGTTATTCGGTTAATGTTATTGATACTAGTCCTATTAATGTTCTTTTATATAGCACAAATTGTGGGAATGGTAGTGGGGGGACAATAAGTGCTATGGTTAATTATACAGATTTTCCAGTTGATTTAACATGGAGTAGTAATGTTAATGGACAGACAGGGGTATATCTTACAGGATTAACTGCGGGAACATATACGTTATCTGTAAGCGCTGAAACAGGATGTGTGACGACTAAAAGTAAGACAATAACATGTAATCCATTAATTAATTTTTCAAGAACTCAACCTGTTAAAGTTTCAACACCAACTTACATACCTACAAAAACATATGATTTCAAAAATATGTTATTTACAGGATATGCTAATTTAGTTAAAGGCCATGAAGATTGCAAATTAAATTACGCTCAATTTAATTGTGATATTGAAATAACTGGTACGACATATTCCTCAGTATTTTATGTGTCACCTAATTTAAATTCAATACCATCAATCGATAATTTTATAACGGCTATTGAGTCACTACTCACTTTAATACCTAATTTACAAAACACTGAAATTAATCCTGACACAAATACTATTGTTATTGAATCCAAAGTTGTTGGAGGTGTTGAAGTATATAAAGACGAACTATTAACAATTAGTGTTAGAGTAGTTTATAATATTTCATGTAGGACTTAAAGTTTTGTTTGAAGTATTTATTTTAGATGAGTTTAATTACAATTGATAACATATCAGGTGTTCCACCATATCAAATATATGTTTGTGACATTTTCCAATTTAATTGTCAGTTTGTCGACACTTTTGTAAATTACATTCCACCGGCAGTTAGTTTTCCAATACCGAGTGGATATACAAGTGCTCCCAAATTATTAATTAAAATAGTTGATTCTACGGGATGTGTGTTTACACAAGAATATATGTGTGTGACACCGACACCAACTCCGAGTATTACTCCGAGTATTACTCCAACGATTTCTTTAACACCATCACATACACCGACACCGAGTATTACACCATCACATACACCGACTCCGAGTATTACTCCAACTATTACACCGACTAAGACCGTAACTCCAAGTATTACACCTACTAAGACCGTAACTCCAAGTATTACACCTACTAAGACCGTAACTCCAACTGTTACAACAACTCCTACACCTACACCAACACCTGAACCTTTATTATATGGTTATTTATTTATTGAGCCTTATTCAGGTTCATCGAGTATTGGTTCTTATATGAGTTCACTTGGGTCGAGTTTCTATGGATTCACAAACACAACACAACCAAGTAGTTCGGCAAGTACGTTTGACTCTGATATGAATCGATATGTTAATTTTTCAGGGTGGACAACAGGATTATTTCCGTCGATTATCAAACAGACGATACCAATCACGACAAGTGGTTTTGACTCATATGGTAATCCAAAAATTGCTTATAATTTTTTAACTACAAAAGTTGCTGAAAATACTGTAGGTTCTAAAGCATGGTACACATGGATAATACCTGTGGTATATACAAATTACAAGTATCAAGTTGAAATTGATTTGGGGATTGTTAATCCAAATGTCTTTACAAGTGTAAAAATGGAACCAACAATTTACGATAACACATTCACTTATACTGGTGGTACAATTGTTAAGACAACATATAGAGTTTACACCACATACCCATCAAATACGTTTGAATTGGATAATACTTATGACCTTTATTTTAGAGGAAGTAAGATTGATATATAATTATAGTAAATGAGTTTCCCATATAAAAATCCAATATCGTCAATTCAAGTAAATGGAACACAGACTGTACCAAGAAACAATACCTATGGTACTACTTTTAGTGTTAACAATACTGGTGGTTACATGGAGGTTTATAGTTTATCTGACCTTTATTATACTATACCATCAGGAACAACAGGGAGTATTGAGTATTCGGGTAACACTATCCCTATTGAGTTTACAAAGGGGACTGGAGCCGCTTGGTCACCTAATGTTATAACACTTGCCTCGGATAATATTTCATCAGGTAGAAGACGACTTGGTATGTTGGTATATGTTTATGAGCAAGACCAAGTTTATCAATATTATATTAATAATTACGAAACATTATTTAATGCTGCAACTGCTAGTACGGGGTGTGTTCGTATATCAGATTTCGGGACTACAATAAATAATAAGACCGCTGCGGGACAATCGTTTATTAACGCTTGGACGGGTAATACAATTGAAGATGTAAGTGGAGCAACTCATGCTACTGCGGTATGGAGAAAGTTTTCGTCAGGTGCAAGTTCAGGTGGGACATCAGGAACGAGTTTATACATTACGGGAACAGGTATTAATTCAACTGTTAGATGTGGGGTAAATAATACAGCTGCGGGTGATTTTGGAGGAGCTCTTGCGGGTTCTGGTAATACCGCTTCAGGTAAATATAGTTTTGTTGGTGGAGGAAAAAATAACACCGCAAGTAACGCTTACTCAACCGTAGGCGGAGGATATTCAAACACCGCGATAGGCGATGATTCAACCGTAAGTGGAGGACAAAGTAACACCTCAAGTGGATGTAGGTCAACCGTAAGTGGTGGATATCTTAACACCTCAAGTAATTATTACTCAACCGTAAGTGGAGGACGAAATAACACCTCAAGTGGTAATGGTTCAACCGTAAGCGGAGGGTATTGTAATACCTCAAGTGGTACCACGTCAACGATAAGTGGGGGATATTGTAATATTAATGGAGGTGACTCAGCATTTATTGGCGCAGGTAGATGTAATACTATGGTTGGAATTACTGGCGGAATTATTGGAGGAGGTTCAACTAACACTGTTAGTAGCAATTATTCAGTTATTGGAGGAGGTGCAGGTAACACTGTAAGTGGTTATATTTCATTTGTTGGTGGTGGGTCAAGTAATACTGCAAGTGGAGATTATTCAAACGTAAGTGGGGGAAGATTTAATACTGTGAGTGGATACAAGTCAACAATAAGTGGTGGATATTGTAACAGGGCAAGTGGTAATTATTCATTTATTGGAGGGGGAAATCAAAACACAATTTCTACTTATCCATCATTTTCTTCAATCCTTAATGGGTGTTTAAATACCATTTCAGGGGCTAGTAAAATGTCCAATTCAGTTGTTATTGGTGGGTTAAATAATATTATATCTGACTCATTTATTGGTGTGTTTGGGTGTAATATTGTTGCATCTTGTCCCAATACATTTTATACAAATAATTTTTGTTCTTGTGGGTCAATCTATTCAAGTACGTTGTCATCAGGACAAGCTGTTTGTTCGAGTACTAACGGATTATTAACAAATTATACACCTGTAAGTTCCGTTATTATTCAGGGAACGTGTACAACATCTTCAATTAGATGTGGGGTTGCTAATAACGCGACTGCTGATTTTTCGGCATCGTTGGCTGGTACAGGTAATACCGCATCAGGATTAGCGTCGGTAGTTGTTGGTGGTGCATT